TTAGAACTTGTAAACCATATTATCCTCATACTTACCTGAATAACTTGCTGATGCATTTACAACAATCCTCTTTGAGCTATCAAACGCCTGCCAATTATCCACTTTATCTTCCAGCATATAATTCACAAATCGAATAAATTCTGACTTCGTCGAACTGAAAAACACATACGGCGGGCGAGTGATATTGACCAGTCGCAAGAAATCAATCAAGTCAAAATAGGTGGCTTGTTTGTAAGTTTCTTGCTTGGTACAAAGGTAAGGCGGATCTAATACAAACAAGGCTTTCGGGTCGTTGGCATACTTTGGCAGCAAGGTATGAAATGACTCACGTACTACTTCCACACCGTCTAAATAACCGTCTGCACTCGGGTAATCGCTCAACCTTACACAATGCCAGAAATCTTTGCGGTAGAGTTCTTCAAGTGAACCAACTTGCTGACCACTGAACAGCAACCAACTCGCCAAGCAGTTTAAGTTTTTATAACCTTGAAATTCATCAATGATTTTGATGACTTCTGCCTTTAATACCTTTGGTAAACGCTTATTTTTTTGCGTAGCGTTATCAAGTTTGGCGAGGATTTGTGCGCGTAAGACGTTTGTGTCATCGATATTTTCCAATCTTTCCGCATAACCATCAAAATCGTTGTAGATTACACGAGCTTTCGGCTTTAATCGTTTGGCAGTGTGGCTGAGTAAACCGCTACCGCCAAAGGTATCAATAATCGTCCAACCTTCACCATCGCCTTCGATGTTTTCGTTGAGAATGGTCTCAAAATGTTTCAAAAACATTCGTTTTTGCCCCACAAAAGGTAGCGGAGCCTGTTTAAATTGTACTAAACTTTTGCTTGCTTGCTTGCTTGCTTGCTTGCTTGCTTGCTTGCTTGCTTGCTTGCTTGCTTGCTTGCTTGCTTGCTTGCTTGCTTGCTTGCTTGCTTGCTTAGCAAGATTGTCTGAGTTTTGTTTTCTGTTTCAACCATTAAAACTTTCCTTTATTAAACATTGCTGCAAGCTGATTCGGGCTAAACCGCCAACCTTCTTCACTGCCAAAAATCGCATTAAAGCACCATTCACTACAAAAATACTTACTGCGTTTTTGCTTAATCCCCAGCACCACACCTAACGCGCCCCACCAGTCGTATTTTTTGCCGGAAGTGCGGTTAAAATAGGCTTTGATTTGTTCTTCGCTGATATTTTCCAGCAGTACTAAATCCCATTTTTCACAGTCACTCACATCAATTTGCTTGCACCGCACGCCGCCGTCTTGCACGCTGGACGAGTAGCAATCGAACACGGTTTGATGTTCATAATGATGCCCGTTGGTAAATTCGATGCGTTCCACGGCGATTTCACAGTGGGAGTATTTGCCCTTGGTGAAAAAGCGGGTAGCACGGTCGGCAAGGGCTTTGAATGGCTCTTTGCGCCAATCGCGTTTGTGTTTGTAGAATGCCAAATAAATATTAGCCATTTTGGTATGCCTCCATTAATTTATCCATTTGCTTGATAATGTCGTCATAAATTGACTGCATTTGCTCAAGTGTGAGATTCGTATGCTTGAGTTCATACTTGCGCATGCGCTGATTCGCCAATTCAACTTGCAATTTTTCTAACCCAGCTGCTTGCACTAAAATCAAGTCCGTTGCTGCTTTGTTATCTAAACCGGCACGTTGTGCAAAATCTGTGATATAACGGCTACATTCGCCTTCATAACCAGCTGATTTATAAGATTCTGCTGCTGATTGGCGTTCGCGATATTCGCTCTCAAAACGAGTCCATTGGCTGTAAATCGCTGCTGCGTGTTCATCAATTTTTGAAATAAATCTAGCCTGATTTTCAACGAAAAGTGCGGCTTGTATCTCAGCTGAAATTTCCCAAGTGAGCGTATCAAGATTGAGTTTGTGTGCTGCGCTCGGCTGCGGGTTAATAAGTACCGGCTCGCCTTGCCGGTTGCTGATAATTTGTTTACCTTGAGCTTGTCCGTTTAAAAGATCGAGGTATTTTTCTTCACTGATTTCTACCGCACTTTTCGGCACATAACCGCCGTCAGTGTCATCATAAAAGCCGTCTTTGTAATAGATTGTCATTATTTCCATCTCCCGATTGCGGTAATATGAAACGTCATTTCGGATATGAACACCTTGCTATTTTGATAATTGAATTGGCATTGTTTGTTATTGTTATCGATAGTTAATCCAACGCTGCCATCATTAGCTTCTTGCACGCCACTGCCTAAACGCTTCGTTTTATCATTTGTTGCAAGCCCATTTTTACTATCGTCAAAATAAGGGTGTGATAATTGAGGCATCACATTCACTGTGGGCATCTCAATAAAAGCGACAGGATAGACCAACGTCACAAAATCTTGATAGTCATTATAATTGCGGTTATATTCCGTGCTGCCACGTCGATGTAAGCAAGTTTGAATCATGGTGCCATCAGCATATTTTCTGACTTCAAAGCCACCAATTTTTTGATAAGTAAATGCTGAATTAATCACGCGATGGGTTGCTGCTGAAAAATCCGTAATCTGACTTGCTGTGTGCGTATGCCGACGGTCGGCTTTATCCTGTAAATCCTGCGCTATACGTCCGGCGTCCAACACACCGGCATTTTGCACCTCGCCAAAGGCTTTTATCCAAAAAATGACATCATCAAAGGTGTTTTTCGCTTTAATGCACAACTTAAATGCAATGGCTTTGGGGCGGGTTTCTTCTTCGCCTTTATAAGTCAAGATATTATATTCACTATTATGCGCGCCACCACGTTCAGCATAATGAAACACTCCCGCGTTTCTTCCTAACGTGCTACTATCCGGCACTTGAATTTCGTGGGTTTTGATGGCGTCATTTTGCAATGTCCCCACAGCAAGCCCCGCACCCGCATTACGAATAAAACGGTTCCCCGCCTCCGGCAGTTTTCCGTTAGCGCCATATTTATTGCCTAAATAACGATAAAGTTCCGGATATTGCGCCTGTGTCACGCTTTCTCCGTCGCAAGGCAACCACCCCGCGGGAATATTGTCGTGCGGAAAATACGCAAGCATGCCCACATCTGAACGCTGTAAATTCGGCAGTGTATTTTTATTACCCAAAGCGCGGTATAAATCCGGGTAGGTGTGTCGATTAAAAATGGTGCCATCACATTTTAAAAATCCTGTTGGGGTCACGCCTTTGGCAAACCCCAATACCGCACCGGTTGGCAAGCCTTTCTTCTCCGCTTCTACCGCGCGGTCATAGGCAATTTTCACCCCGCCGACACTGGCGGGAATATCGCGCGCGGAATTGGTTACCGAATCGGATAAATTTTTACTGGTTAACATCGTGTTCCAACTTGTCCAGCGCTGCCCGTCGTCTTTATAACGCACTTTCATATCGCTGTCGTTGTAGATAATGAATTGTGTTTTTTGATCGCCCACATCAAACTGCCACGCTTGCGCGTCAAAATAGCCATAGGTATTATCCGGTTGGTTCGCAGCGCGTTCATTAATACGGAAAAACAAGGTACCGCTAGGGATGGTATCCATGTCCATATAGGTTTTATCCGTGGTAAATATCGGGTTTGCCACCGGCGCTTTCACCTCCGCTGTCCGCTGCGCTTTATCTGCGGCAGTCTGTGCTTTATCTGCCGCGGTTTGCGCCTCAACGCCTTTATCATAAGCGGTCTTAACCGCTTTTGGTGTTGCTACGCCATTTTCATCGTTACTGGTTACAGATGATGATCTGCTTTTTAATGGTATATAGTTATTCATCGCAAGGCGTAAAGCGGCAATGCCTTGTGCTAATACTTTCCCCGCTTTAGCTGTTAATCCTAGTTCTTCACTATCCAACCCCGTGTCGCTAGTCAATTGCACCTCGCCTTTTTGCGTTGTAGAGGTTTTTTTGCGGTTGTCATCAATAATTTTGACAATTGCTTCATAGAGTTGAGTTTGCTTATTTTCTACAGGTATAAAACCTGCTTTTTCCAACACATAATGCGCCTCAGCTTGCACGTCTCGCACACGGTCTTGCACGTCGTTCAACCACATGTCTGTCACACGTGTTCCTTGCTCGCCAGTTGCTGGATTGCCAGCGTGAAAGCGCTTGTCGGCGGAATTAATTTCAGGTAATAAAGTTTTCATTTATCGTTTATCTCTCTATTGATACGCAAAATAGCAGTAGGTATGGGCGGGTTTTAAATCGCGGAAGAACTCCTCAATAATCGGGTCACCAAACTCAACCAAGTGATCACCGGCAAATGAACTACCTGCGCGGAAATAAAAAATATTGTCATCACCGTTTAAGATCGTTACCCGCCACATAAAAATCAAGTTATCGCGAGCTTCATTGCGAAATTGAGCCAAATCTCCCGTCGTTGGCAAATCATTCGCAAGGGGAGAAAACTCTTTAATTTCGATGCGATATCCAATACTTTCCGCAATCCGTTTAAAATAAGGGATCGATAAGCCCCCAATTGCATTTAACTTGGCAATGACACGTTTTACTCGTGCTTGATAGTTATTGGTATAATCTGTTTTTATGCCGCATAAACGTTCCCAATCGGACAACATAGTATTGGAGGTGGCAGGTTCAATAATTTGCAATAAATCCACCGCACTTTTTTGTAATCGGTCAAATACATGACCATCCACCTCACACTGCGCTATAAAACGTTCACCATTAACATCATACGAAATAGGCGGATAAAGTTTTGCTAACACCTTTTTGTGGTCAGTTTGCATCATGCCATCTCCGTAATGGTGATTTGACCTAACCGAAACCACTCAATTTTTGTACGCACATCTGCTTTTAGATTAGTGATAGGTGCCGTAAACTTACGGTCAACGACACCTACTAAGTTATTCACTACAGCTTCACATTGCGACACAATCAAATCATCTCCGGGGATTAACGTATTAAAATAATCCGCAAGTGCAGTGGAAATAGCAGCCTTAATTTCGGGTAAGGTCACCCCACTGATTTTCACCTGAATATTAAAATTGACTTTTGTTACATCAGGTTTCACCACTTTGCTTTCTCGCGCGGTTACTGGGCGCACATCATCAATATATTCTTGGCAGAGACGTATTGTTTCATCGCTTGGTACATCGTTATTTGATGTGATCGCAATATCTACCGTACCAAGCCCACGACGCAACGGGTAAACATAAGCAGCATCCACACCATCCACCGATAACGCCCATGTACGATAGTCATAACGATTGCCCCCTGCAGGGGGTCGGCGAATAATCTCAAGCAAACGTTCGAGCAAAGACGCATCGCTTTCTGCATCCGTTGCACCAATCACCTCATTTAGCACCACATCGGATTGCACGCCTACAGGTGCTGCCATAAAACTCGCTTTCGTCGAGGTTTTAATATTTTGGCTTGCACCCGTGGCAAGACTTCGCACGGCAACAACGGCAGAACCACTTGCAGAAATCACCACACTTTCGGTGGTTTCATAAAATCGGTTATCGTCTGTTTTAATTTGTAATCCAGTTTTAATCACCGCATCAGGGGTACCTGTCACTGTTGCACCGCGCCCACTGGCATAAGTCGCATTACGACGGCGAATACCACGCAAACCCGCATGTTTTTCAAGAAAATCCGTGTCGGCAGTATCGGGAAAGAATTGTTTAATAATCCATTTTTGATGGGCATAAATACCTTCCGCTACGGCAGCAAGGCTACTGGCACGTGCATAATAGTCACTATCTATGCTCACATCAGCACTCGGCTCTAATGACTGCACATCGCGCAAAATCGCTTGGCGAATATCTTCTAAACTCGGCACAATAAACATGGTTTAAACCCTTTTTAAATGACTTTTACCGGGTGTTTAAAATGATAGGTTTCGCCCCGGTTATCTCGGATGGATATATCTAAAATCAATACACCGTTATGTGGCTGGGTATGATTGACCATAATTTCGTCCGCACGTCCATCATCAATCAAGGGTTGCAAGGCTTCTTCGGCATATTGTTGTGCAATTAAACCTATGTGCGACAAATCTTTTTCGCGCGGAATAAGATGGAGCAGAGAGCCTACACGCCCATCTGCCCACCAAGAGCCTAATGGTGTGGTCAATCTGATATACGCTGCATTGGCAAGCGTACTGATTTGTTTACTTGTATAGTCCCCGGTAAGCGGGCTGATTTCTCTGTCCATATTGACAGGATAAGATAAGAGGTAAAAAGAAAGGAGATGCAGGGTTTCAGCATCTCCTTTAAGGTTAGATTATTCAGGTTTACTGGTTTTTCCTCCGCTATCGCCAGTATGTTTGTGGTTCTTTAACGAAATTGTACCAGCTTCCACATCGCCGTCGGTCGTAAAGCTACCGCCACGTTGTTCTACATTACCAGTAAAGCTCGCACCACTGCCACCTTGCACAGCCATGCCGCCGTTACCGTTAATTTGCCCTTGGGCAGTAAAGACCTGATCGGTTTCAACCAGTGGACTTGATATATCCACTTTTGTTGCAGCGTTAATCTTTAACACATCACAATCAATCTCAATCAATCGCCCCTTTTTTAATACAATGCTAGAGCCACTTTCATCGTAAACCGCGACTTCGCCACCTTGCAGATTTTTCAAGCGGAAAGATCCATTCTCGGTTGCAATCACAATACCGTGGGTAGTTTGTCCGCCAATAGGTAAAATCACTGCTTGCGTATTTGATGGAGGCACAGAGGTGAAACCAAACTGCTGCATCAACTCCACATCTTGCAAGGTTTCATCCGCAAGCCCTGAAGCCTGAACTTTTTGAATATTGTCCGCACTTTTCACTAAGTGCAGCACACCGCGAAAGGCTTGACGGATTTCGTCCACCGCACCTTGCGCCTTTTGTTGAATGGCTTGGCTTAATCGTCTCATTTTGTCCAACCACCTTGTCCGTTTGTCGAAATCAAATCGCCTTGATTCTTTTTCTTACCTTTTTTACCCTTACGTTTACGTGCTTTTTCCGCTTTTGCGCTGTAAGCGTCTGGTGTCCAAATGCCGTCTTGTTTAAAGCGTAATTCCGTTTGTGTGCCACCGTTTCGGCTCAACGTAAAACGTCGCCCCATTAAAAAGAAAATGGCATCAATATCATATTCCTCGCAAATTACATGTACACGTTGCCCTGGTTGCCATAATGTGCCGTCTTGCATTTTGTGATCGGGCACAACGATAGTAAAGGTAAAACCTTCCAGCACACTGTCCGCAATGTATTTTTTCGCCCATTTTTGCAAGGCTTCCAAGTTATCCACATCAGATACCACCACAGTTTTCGGCTTGTAGGTAGTCATTTCAGGATCGTTATAAACCCATTTCAGATCGTTTTTGTTATCTTGTCCTTGCTTGCCGTGGCTTTGTGCAAGAAAAGTGACTTCGCTAAAACGATTTGACACATCAAACGTTAAATCCGCCTGCTCAAAGTTGTTTCGCTTGCCGTCTTTCATACAACACAAGGTGGCCACAGGTGGCGTGCTGTAATCCGCACCGCCCACAATCAGCTCTCCATTTGGCTCAAACCACAAGTGCAAGCCTGCCGAGTTCGCACAACGCATTGCCGCATTCCAAGCTGTTTCGCCCACATCAATATCGACTTTATCTAATGTTGGGTTATTTTCCGCACGCAATGCCACTTTTTTAATACCAAGTGGTTCAACAATTTTTTTCACCGCATCCAACACAGTCAAGCCTTTTACATTGGTGATTGGTGCAGAGCAATCCACAAGGATACTCGCACGGTCTCGCCCATTGAGGCTATAAGTGCGGTTAGTTTTACTAATAGTATGCTGTGTCGTATCCACGATGCCTGTCATTACCAGCTCGCCATTAATACGCACTTTCACTTCTGCTCCCGAAAAGTCAGGTAAAACCGTACTGTTTGAAGGCACGCCCAAATCAAATTTAAAGGCGTCGGCAGGAATTAAAAAGTCACTATCAATATCATAACTTTTCCAGCTATTGTGGGCTTTACCGTCCACTTCCACCGTAACATCATTTTCATAAGGGTAATTATTTGACATAGCTGTTTAACCACTCCCCACGCTCAACAAAATTCGGATAACGGATCTGCGGATTCAGCCTTAATAATTCATCAGCACGTTTGTAATCCTGATAAAATGCATGTGCAATTTGTTGCACAGTACCGCTAAATGGCACCTCACGCACCATTAAAGGCGGTTTACGATTAATTGCCGCAAGGGCAAGTTGAGTAAACTTATGCACTTTATTGCGTAATTGCTCTGCTGTATTATGCGCAGCCGTATAAAAACTCGTATTAGGTGTGCTTAATACCGTGATATTTTCACCACGATGTTCGTCGTCCACTTGTTTGCGTAACAATTGTAAATTATCCATAATTTGTGACCGCACTTGAGTCGTGATGTAATCAATATCCTGTGGCAATAAATCATCGTCCTCTACCAATTCAGTGGCAATACGCAACAAAGCAACGCTAGAGGCTAACTGCATCATTAAATGCACAGATTCAGTATCATCCTTACTAAAAGAGGTCGTTAATGATTTCAATGCTGCTTGTTCTTTGGCAGATTTAATATTCTTACCACTCACCAAATCAGCAGGAATATGCTTAATTTGACGTATTGTGCGGAGTACCTCATCAAATTTTGCTCGGGTAGTTAAGTCCTTGCGCGCAGCAATTTGGCGCAATCCAGAATCAATCATCGTCACCAAATCACGCACAGCACGGTTAGATTTTGCTTTAAAGTTATCTTGTGTCACGACAGGCGACACACCATACTTCGTTTTATCAAAATCAAATAACCCGCGTACTTGCTCAAAACAGCCAAATAATGCGCCATAAATACCCAACAAACGTGATTTTGTATTAGCAGCAAAGGCAACAATCTCCATAAATTCGCCATACAATGCCATCACATCATCAACAAAATTTTCTAATTCAGTCAGTAAGGCATCTATTTTTGCCAATAGGGAATAATTAAAGACAAAAATCGGTTTAGCTGGCGTAGATTCGATAAAAGTCAAATCTAACGCCACATAATCAATCATCTCCGCTTCGTGGTGAAAACTCGCCCCAGTGCAAATCATATTTTGCAAACGCCCACGAATCGGATGCACTAATGTTGCCACCCCTGATTTTTGTAGCACGCTTAAAAACTGCTTAAAGTCCGTGTAATAGCCTGGCCCATAAAATACGGCTTGCATACGCACGGTTAATGGATTTAATCCCAAATCTTCCACATCTGCGCCATTAACGAAAGGATAAGCATGCTCAATGGTTGAGCGATAGACATCATCATCCACTGAAAGCACATCGAAACGCACACCGCGAAAACTTGCACGTTGTACAGGCATTGTCCAACCCATAGTTACCCCCGTTTTAAGTCTTGATATTGATACTGAGACGTTTGTTCAGCCACAATCCGTCCGTCTAAATCCACCTTGATTTCGTTTTGAATCGTGAAATTTTGGCTTTCAATGGCAGTTTTTAATCCGTCGCTAATGGTTTGCCCAAAATGCTGAAAGTCTGCTTGATAGTTAGCCAAGCTAGATAGATCTCCCAGTGTGCGACTTAAAGCGGAGTCGGTGTCATTAGCCGCTATAGCTAAGCCTGAATAGCCTTTCCCCTGATTGCGAATTTCCGCAATTTTCACCGCACTTTGGCGCTTGCGCTCATCATATTGGGCTTGCGTGAGTGTGCCTCGCTCAAGGCGTAAAGCGGCAACTTCATCTTTACGTGCAATTTCAGCTACTTCGCCCGAGCGAGAAGCCGTCCCCCAGACTGAATTTTTGTTATAACCGCCTACCTGCGGATTGTATTGAAATGTTGTCGGTTTATTACCACCGTAAGCATTGGCATAAAATTGGTTTTCAAGCTGTTTTTCTTGAGCAGTTTTCGCCTCAGCTTTTTCTTCAGTCTTCGCTTCTTCTGTTGTACGTTGTTCTCCAGCAATCATTAAACCACCTACAACTATTGCCGCACCTGTTGCGGTAGCGACTTTTCCGCCTATATTGAGTAATTTGCCAGCTCCATTCGCAATCGCTGATGTTGTTGCTGCGCCTTGGGTCACTTTACCTAAAGCACCGCCCCCCATTTTTCCCCCCGTTAATAAATCAACTAGAGAAAACCCGGCAAGTACTGCACTAAAGATTTGTAACGCGTCTGTTGCTCCAACAACGGCTTTGGTTAAATTTGGAAATTCTTCCATAGTTTCACTTAACCAGTCTGTGGCATTTCCTAATCTATCATTTGCGCCATTCCAGTTTTCAATCGCCGCCATTTCCTGCTTGTTATGCGCAATTTGAAATTTCACCGCATTTTGCTGACGCATAAAATCAAAATCTTCTTTGTTGAAGTTGCCTTTTTCAGCAATGGCATATTGCTCATCTACATTTTGAGCCGTATTTTTATCACGGCGCATCGCAAACATAGCTGTACCTGCTTGAATATCTGGCATCACTTCAGCAAGTTTTGTGGTTTCCACATATTTCGCTATACGCTCTGCAATAACCTGAGCTTCTTTATCGTCTTTTGCGTGATTAAGTTTTTTTAGTAGTTTTTGATACGTTCTATCGCTTGCAAGCACCTGATCAATTATGCTCATAAAGGCTTCAATCGCATTTTTGCCTATTTTCATTTCGTTGGTCATGGATTTTTCAAAATCAATGCCATGGGTTTTCTTGGTTTTGGGATCATAAACTTCTAATTTTTCAAATTTTTTTGCTGTATCACTAGAACGCAGTTTTGAAAAGAAATTAACTAAGTTAGTTGAGGTTTGTCCTGTACCGCCTGAAACCTTATAAACTTGTTGCGCACCTTTAAACACCTGTTTTAAATCTTCCAATCCCCCCAAGCCAGCATTGCCTGCGGTTGAAAGAAATTCAGGGGCATAACGCGCCATATCTTTTAATTCAAAACCGCCCGCTTTACCCGACGCACTGGCATAATCAAGAGCTTGTTGAATATCATCAACTTTAATGCCAAAATTCAGCAATGAATTGACTAATGCAGAAATATCATCAGTGCTTGCCCCAGTTGCAGTAGCGTTCATTTGAATTGTTGGCAAAAGTTTTAATGCGTCCTCAACCGAAACATTGCCTTCACCAATTAAACGTCCAACAGCCCCTAATGCATCTTCTTTTGTGCCGCCATAATTTAGTGACGCTTTAATTGCGCCATGGATTTTTTCTTTACCTTTTGTCTTTTCTTCTATGCTTGCCCCTGAATAAGCTGTATTTGCAATTTTTGCCACTTCAAGATCATAATCTGCCGCCTTTCTAATTTTGGGCACAGCAACCGCTGCACCAGCAGCAACACCTACCGTTGCACCCGCAATATTTCGCCCGATATTGCCTAATCGTTGCCCCCACGTGGTTTTCCCCATTTCCGCATTAAGCCCAGCAATTTTTGAGCGCGTCGCTTCAGCCGCACGCGCTAATTCGCGACTAGTGGCTGTACCACTACGTTTCAATCGGTTATAAGCGGCAATGGTATGATTAATTTCTTGTTGGATTTTATGTTCACTTCGCACGCCCAACGTTTCGCGTGCACTTGCCATTGCTTTTGTGCTTTGCTTAATCTGCGATTGTGCCCGCTGAAAAACTCGGCTTGCTTGGTCTCGTGCTTTTAGCGTCAACGCTAAATTCAAGTCAGCCATTTTTAAACCCTCTTTAAACTCATTTTAAATCCACAAAAAAAGGGGCTTACGCCCCCTTAGTTTTACGACGCATAAGGTTGTAATGCACCGTGTTGCCATTTTCTGACTGAGTTTTAATACCTTGCGAATGTTGCCAACTTGCCACCCACGCAGCAACTTCAGCGTGACACATTGCTCGTACTTCTTCAGCAGTAAACCCAAATTTAGCCAATAAAATAACCGCACTTCGGTAATTCTTCTCGGCATCAAACACACCGTAATGTTGTTTTATTCGGTTTCGGCTTTGCTCGGGTTTTCACCAGCGTCGATGTGCTTTTTTCGCAGTTCTGCGATAGCTTGCGTAATCAGCACATAATCATCCGTGGCAAGGTTATCCAGTAAAAACTTTGGCGTGAGCTTATATTGCGCAATACCGATAATATCAAGCTGTTCAGATAAATAAGCCAAGTCCACGAGCATTTGCTCTGCTCTCGTGAGGTTTTCTTTCTCATCTAAACCAAGCTTGGCGACTTTCTCAAGGGCAGCACATTCACCACCCAAGGTTAGTAATCGCACGTCAAAGTCAAAATAACGATGATCACCGTAAGGAATACCAAGCAATAAACGCATTATTCTTTCACCTCTTTAAGTGCATTCATCTGGATATCAATAACGGCTTCGTTATCTACCGTGTATTTCTCGCCTACTTGGGTAGTAAAGCAGCCAAGGTAGGACGTACGCTTATCTTCTTGATTAAGCGGATATACCGTGATTTTCGCATCACTGATACCCGCCCAATCAATTTCCGAACCATCCACTGGCATTGCTGCCGTCAATGATAATTCCCAAGTCGCAATGCCTTTGGCAAAACCACGTGCACGCCCTTCAGAGTTCATGGTTTTGACTAATTTACGCCCGGTTTGTTTTGTCACGTTTAAATCGGTGATTTCAATTTCCGTGCCGTCCACTTCAAGCACGGCCGAACCTGCATATTTTTCCATTTACGCCCCCTATAAAATTAAATCAATTCGGTTAGCTACGATGTGCAAGCCATTTACCACATCAGCTGGGATTGCCGTATCTAAACGATTTGGATCTTGGCCATTGCGCACCACAAGCAATTTACCCTTGTTCGCATCCACATTTTCTAAAATCTCTTGTTGCTCTAAACGATAGAGCACATCAAGGATTTCTGACCGCACTTTTGGCGGGGTACGATTAGATAATTTCGCACGAGGAAAACGTAACTCAATACGCTGTTCAATGGCTTTACGCGTATAATCAAGTGTACGAATTGTGGTTAAATCTAACCATGCTGGATCATCTACATTCGCCGGTGACTTAGTATAAGTCGTAATTGCACGCATAATTTGCACACAATTATTTACCACTGTAATAGGGGTTAAACCGTGGAATAACGCCTGATTGACTTCGGTTTTTAACGGTGTTTGAGTGGCATCAACAGGGGTTAAACCTTTAATCTCAAGCGTATTTAACGGTTTAGCTGGGTCTTCTTCGCCTGCAATAACCGCCCCATATCCCGCAGCGATTAAGGCATTAGATTCCACCGCCCCTTTATACCAACCCACTGTAATGCGATTTGCATTGATCTTTTCGGTATAAGTAGTACCGCTTGCCAACGTGCCATTAAAACCTAATACGCCAACACCCGGTTTTTTCTCAACAGGACTTGCTACCGATTCTAAATGTTCGCGCAAGGCTTTCGCATTTTTATCATCCGCAAAAGGGGAGATAATCACGTGATAGTGCTGACCAGCTACAGATGCTAATGCCGCCGCTAAATCGGCATTTTCGGCACCATTTGCAAGAGCAGAAACATTCACTGCCATATCATTTACGCTTAATGTGGCGTTGACACTAATCTCATTGCCAATTTCGCCTTTACATTTCGCAGTAAGCGTAACAGTACCTTCATTGACTGTTGCAATGACAGGACAATATTCCCCCGCATTAATCACTGCATTTAAACGGGCGGCAATGTTGGCGGCCGTTTCCGATTTAGCGATTGCCACCGCATAATCAAGACCACCAATGATAACTTTAAGCACCCCTGCATTGCTTGCAGTGCCTGTTAGCGTAATGGTGCCAGTTGCCGCCACACCTGAATCACTCTCTTTTAAACCAATCACCGTTAAACGAATCATGGCATTATTTTGGATAGCAATACGCGCCATTAAATGAGCCCAAGACCCAGCACCAAATGTATTTTTTGCATCTACATCCGAATAAATTGGTGTCGGTGCGCTAAATGCTTTTGTTGCATTTAACATCGGTGCCACAATTAAGACGTTTTGCTCATTTGTTGGCAAAGTACTCACTGCATTGCGTGAGTTGTATTCTGTATAAACACCCGGTTTACGAAGACTCGTCGGGATATTATCAAAATCAATATTCGTTTCAGCCATTGTCTTTCTCCTGTTTTTTGCGTGAACGTGTTTCTGTGATTGCAATCAAATCGCCATCATTAATACGGCGCTGATAATAAATCGACAGCTCTACCTCTACCGGTATTTGTTCAATATAGGTATAAGGCTGATGTTCCATCGGCACCTTAATGCCTATTGCTGCTTTCACTTTCATCTATCGTCTCCAATCAGTGGTAGATTCAAATAAGCGTTGTTTTAATAGATAGCCTTCAAGCTCCCAGATTTTGTTTAAGGCACGTTCAAAAGCTATTTTTTTGCCTGTCTCCTGATCGTAATTGCTAATATCAAGACACGCGCTTTCACCAGTTACAAAAAAGCCATTTTTTAATGTGAGGATACAAAGCGTTAAAGTGCCCTTGAAAACATATTCCTCTTGGGCAATTACGCCTTTGATTTCATCAATAGTAAGTTTATTTTTCATCTACTGTCTCCACCTCAAACGGCACTTTGGCACCGCTTATTGGGTCATAAATGTTGTTACCAATACGTTCTAACATCGGCTCTGGTGGCGATAGCTCACCATGATAATGCGTAAACAGATAATCAGGATTTTGGCTATCCTGTGTCATTTCAGGATAACGGCCATCTTCTAACGGACTCAAATCGTCATAGACTGCGTCATACTCAATCGCATAAGCCGTTATCGCCCCACCTTTAAAAGTGGCATTATTAAAAAGCGTGCGCACCCTTGTCGGTTTCAATGGCTTGACTAATTGCCCCAAGGTTTGTGCATCTAACAAACGGCGTACTGCTGTAATCAACTGATTAACGCCCACCTCTCGTTTATCCACTCCGCCTTGTCGTGCCGCAATATTGCTACGCAAGCTATTTACTGCTACGATAATGACAAAGTTTGCTGTGGATTGATGTCGTTTCAAATTGGTGCCCATACGTTCGATACGTGCGCCCCCAAAAGTGACTAAACACATCGGCAAACGTGATGTCCCAAGACTTTCATCATCTAATTCACCACCGTAGCTTTTAACGGTATTGACTAAACGCCCTAAGCCACGCTGTAGGCGTTCTACAAGAGCATTTTCAATTTGAGTGATCACGCGCAAAAATCCTGTTTTTCGGATTAGTAAAAATCACGCCATTGTCGTGTTCGTTGGCATCATTATTCTCTGTAGGTGGCAACCCGAGTGAAATCTTACCCACACTGATATCCTCAAGTTCTTTTAAACTTAATTTATAACGTGTAATGATTTCTTCTGTAATCGTCACATGAGACATACTCGCTAAACGATAACGAGCCAAATCACAACAAAGTCGCACTAAGTTTTGTGGCACACTCACAAGAGGGAGGGTATAACGTGCTGCTAAATAACCATCAATTTGGCTTGAGCTATCAGACAATGCAACATCAAGCAAATTGTCATTAACTTGCCCAGTCAAATCACGGTCGGTCAGTTCAATGGCTTGCACTTCCCCTACGCGTAACACAAAATCTTCTGCACTGGCGTAATGCATCACTCATCCTTATTTATCGCAGATGGGAATAAGTTCCAACCATGGGTCTTCAGCAAGCATAATGACTTGCTCACCCGTCAAGTTTTCAACTGGAATTTCCACCGCACTTTCTTTGTTAAAACGATAACCACAGCGACCATAAGAGGCTTGCGGATGAATTGCACGTAACGTCACCGCATAGGCAATAGGGTTAATTACCTCACCGCCTTCTACCAAAACATCAGATGTGTTTTCTGCAGTTTCATCTTGCGTCTCAGCTTTTACTTCATCTTGCGTCTCAGCTTTTACTTCATCTTGCTGTTCGCTGTCTTGTTGTTCCTTTGCCATTTTTGCTCCTAAAGGGCGATTGCTCACCCTTATTGATGGTTATTCCGCAATGATTTGTGGAGACACAATCACTTTCAAACGACCTTTTAAGATATTAGTCGTGCCGTTAATTAATTCACCTTCGCAGATTTGACGTGCTTTGAATTCAAGTGCAGGTGGCACTAAAATCACATTTGGGCGAATGTTCAATAACTTGCCACCGTCACCTTTTAAGGATTGCATTTTGGCAATGACATCCATGATGTTTTCCGCAGTAAGTTCAGTTTTCTCTACGCAATGCGCTAACTGCCAGAAACCAAAACCAGCCGCACCACGTGCACGCACACCCCATTCGTAAATATCTTCGTTAAATACGGTGTCAGACTTGGAAGGATCAAATTTCGTTTCAATTTCTGGCGCAGTGCGTTCTTGCCAAATTAACGGTTTAATCGCATTGGTGGTGTCGAAAAGATAGAATGTTGGTGCACCATCTTTTGTGCCAGTCGTTAAGTTACTTTGCTCTTTGCTTGAGCCTGTACCGTCCACGTTGTCAAAAACAGGGTGGTCAGTGTCAAAGTAATTTTGGCCGTCATAACAAAGCGTGGTTTTACCTGCTTTTAACAAACCAAACACCAAATCATCAGGCAATTCAGCCGCGCTTTGTGCAGCCTGTTGCACCATTGGACGGAATAAACCTACTTGGTCATCTTCGATATCGGTACGTGGGATACCCACCGTACTTTCGTAAAGTTTGTTTTCAATGCTGGTGCCTTGTGCTTGCATTGCTTTACGCTGACGTTTATTTACCCATTCCACCATTTTCGGGAACTGGCCTAAGAAACCATAGGTGTTCACTTTGGTGTTAGAGGATACCTTCATTGCAATTAAGTCCCACTGCGGTTTAATTAAACCTAAACCTGCAGCAAAATCTTTTTTAAACTGGGTTTCAATTGCCTTTAAAACTTCTGACTTTTTAAAGCTCATTATTTTTGCTCCTTATGTTCTGCCATAAATTCCGCTTCAGTCATACCAAGCGCACGTGCTGCCGCTTGTTCAGCCGCACTTAACGCCGCCACTTTTTGCTCTGGGTCGCCTTTTGCTTGTGGCTCACCACTTAATGCGGCCATTGCAGGTGCTTTTTCTAAGTAAGCACTTAATGCCTCAACAGATAAACTTTGCGCCCAATCTTTTAATGCAGGAGCCAGTTTGCCTTGCGATAATGCCGCTGTGATTAATGCCTCTTTCTTGTCCACTTCTACAGATGTTTTAAGCGTATTAAAATCAGCCTGCAATGCAACCACCTGATCGACTGGCACGAATTTAGCTGGATCAGGGTTGCCCACTTGTGTGGATAACGCTGCCACTGATTGTTCTTTTTCAGCTAATTTTGCGTAAACATCTAACACGTCCACAGGGCTATCGCCTTTAGCTGCCGAAAGTGCGGTCACTTTCTCCGTAATATCAGCTTCACTTGCATCTGCTTTTAAAGCAAACAGTGCGCATAATGCTGCCAATAATTTTTTATCCATTGGATTGTCCTCTTGTAACAAATTCACGCTGGCTGCCACCATTGCTTCCTCCATGCCATCTAAAGCAGGAGTATTGGTTAATGCAGCATGAAAGATCTTGCGAACATAGCCGTCTGTGTCGTAAGCAAACACAGCCGAGATATAACGATATTCGCCATTTTTGATATAGTCCGCGGCTTTATCAGTCCAACGCACATCAGCAAAAATCCCTTGTGGGGTAAAATAGAAATATTCCATCCAGCCCGCACTCGGTGCTTCTTTGCCGTTTTTTAGGGAGTGAATAATTTGGTGTTCATAGTCAATAGGAAGGGGATTGCGTTGATTATTTGCCAACGCCACCACATCCGCGCCATTTGTATCTGTTACATACCATGCCTCCACATCGGTTGGTCTGCCGTCTGTGGCGCGAAATTTGCCATAAGGTAAAAGTTGGATACGACCATACTTCGCCTTGTCAATTTCAAAACTACAAGCGGCAACTGTTAATTTCATCTGAAACCATCCTTAAAAACTCAATCTAGGATGGCAGAATATCGAATTGAATGAGATAACAAGAGATGACTGGCTTCAGCGCAACCAAATAATTTGAAATGTTAGACAATGAGGAACAAGGCCTCACATTAAAGACGTGAAAGATTGAATGATTGAAAACAACCTAAACCCATTTTAAAACGCTTTAAAACCGTTTTAAATTGTTTTAAAAATTTAAAGATGAAATCTTATACCCTAAAAGTAAAAAATCTCCCTACGTGCGATTTAGGGCGATTTTTTAATTTATTTAATTAAGCGTTGGAAGTAGTCTTGCACGTCTTCCAAAATATCTGCCTCATCTTGAGGGGTTAAAGCCAAAAAAGGGCGTGCCGGAATCTCTACTTTACGACCTCGTCCAGCTTTACCGCCGAATTGATGAATAGCCGCGTAAGGCTCATTTGTCCCAACCGTTGCCATATCATTGCTGTAGTCAGACGTAATGCTCCCCATCAAGTTTTCGGTATCGACCAACGGTGTACCTTGACGATATTTCAGCCCCAGCCATTTAGGTCGCCCCCCCAACATCAAAATTTTGCAGTACAGCTGATTCCATTGCCCCCGCAATACTTCGCATTAAAGGAGCTCGATGGGCGGTGGCTTGTGCAAGGCGCTCTAGTGCCGATGCAATTTCTTGTGCGTTATTGATTTCAATGTCTATCATAATCGTTGATTTTTAAATTTTAAATGGGTATATTCACCAAAGCCACTAGAAAAGCGATGAATCTCGAAGATCGCGGGCGAAGAGGTGAAATAGACTCGGGACTGTGTGCGGTGGGTTCGAGCCCCGCCTAGTGGCTTATTCTTTAAATGCCTTTTTCCATTGCTTATCACTCACCAATCTGAACGATTGCACAAAAATTTCGTTTTCTCGACTTAAAACTTTCAATACAGCTAACAATTTCTTACCATTTACATCTTTATAAAATTGGTAGCCGAATTCATCTACAATAATTTTATCCGGTGAATTGACAATATCCGGCAAATCCGCATATTCATCAATCCCAAAATCTTGCCCATCACGACTATTAAATTGCTTAATTAAAGTATCATCAGAAAGCCACACTGTGCCAGTTTTGCTTTTCAATAAATCCTTATTTTCCGCACTCAAGACACCTGCTGCAAATTTAAAATTTTTGGTAAGGCTATCACGCACCTGTAACATTTGATCAGCAGTGAGTTTTTTTCCTTCAGGGCTGAGCGTTTGTTTCATCTCCGCCATATGCTTTGCCAAAAATTCAAAATCGTGCTTAAACTCCCCACCTTTCATCTCAACCTTCGCAAACGCATGCGCCAGTTTTTCAGGATAAAGATCCAAATTAGGCTTGTAGTTTAATCTCCCCACATTGTAATCAAAGCCTTTATCCGTCACACGTACTGTGCCATCAGGTAATTTAAACCCTATCGTCTTTTCACGATTACCTTGCTTATCCGCAGGGCGTTCTACTTCCACCAAAAATTCAGAACTATCGTCAGGCTTATCAATCCCACGGCGTTTCAAATCTCTATCGCCTAACGCAATCACCGTACAGCGACAATTAAACCCATTAGGCGGATAGAATGTCGCCCAAAACGGAGCATCATAACGATACACCTTACCGCTCAATGCTAAATGGGCAGGGCGAGTACGCGCATCACCCACGGCGGAATATTGCCAATAAGGGCGATTATCCACGTTATCACGCAAGCGTTGATAACGCGCAGCCGAATAAGCTGACTGCATATTGACACGATAAATCGTATTTAACCGATGCGGCGTGCCAAAATATTCCCCTGTTTTTGGATCTGCCAGTAAATGCCCATCAATACCACGAATAGACGGATCTTTCCCAAAAATCCAGCCTTTACGTTCAAATTCACTCACCAGTTCTTTTTTCCAAGCGTGAAAGCCTTTGCCCTCACGCATAGCAGTTTCTAAAGATTGGTAAATATCCTTTGTCATATCAAGACTTGTTAAGCGCGCAATCGTCGTGGCACGTGCCAATGCGCTATCGTGCATTTCTTTTGCTAACACCTTGCTGGCAAGCATTTTCTTTTGGCGCAAAAACTCAATGGCTTGTTTGGGTTCTACGCCAATGGCAAACTTAGGTGCGCTCGGCATTGGCTGCTCCTAATAAATCAGCTAAAAATACCGCACTTGCCAAATAGGCTTGATGGCTTTCACTGGTTAAATCAGGATAAAGTGCGATCAGTTTTTCCTGTGCTTCGTCATAGCTTTCACTTGCCATGACCACGCCTACAATTTGTTTCATCATAGGATCAAGCTGTTGATTAAAATCCGCATTTGCCAGTGCATCATCAATCAAACCGTCCAGTTCATCTTGTTCGTCCTTTTTACCATTCTGCGCCGACAACGCAGCGGCACGACAACCGCAAGCACAACCCTCACCGTGATTAAACACGGCAGAAAGTGCGGTCGTTTTTTCGTCTGTTTTCTCACCTTGCGGTGTGCTTAAAATCAACTCACCTTCCTGCGGTTCAGGAATCCCTAATTTATCCCGTACCCAACTTTCCGAAATCTGCACGCCAATGCCCGTAAGTTTAGGGATAGCATCTGCAAATACCGATAAATCTTCATATTCTTTTGTGTCAAACTCAAAATAAGGGACACGATGTGGCGCAATATTCGGATCAACATTAATTTGCAAATACGGCAAAATGATTTGTTGAGTAATGGTTTGTGCAATCTGTTTCGCATCGCTAATCATCAAATCACGACGCACTTCATTATGCACATTACCTAACGCATTGGTGGAGCTTTTACCATCCGCCCCTGATGTTAAGGTTTGCCCCAAAATCAACCGAGCAATAGATTTCTCGCACCAATCAACCATTTGTAAAAATGGATTATTACCCGATGCAGCCCCCGCATTAGCGACGTTATGCAGTTCAATCTGCATCGATTCAGGCATAATGCCTGCCGCGTTATGCCCAATTTCGGCCAACGCACGCAATAATGTGCGTTTCTCCGCATTAGTGGCACCAGCACCATATTTACCAATGCGAATCGGCATACCATAAAGCTCTAAAAACTCGGCAAAATCACGCACAGAATAATGCTTATACATATAAATCCATGCCAATATGCGATATAAGCCATCACGAGCCAACTGTGTCGAACGAGATTTATGGCGATGTACTACCCAGCCAAAAGGACGTAAAGGCTCACCCATTTGATTAGCTGGCGTGCGTAGTAATAAACTATCATCTTTATCCAATTTAAACCAAGACTGTGGGCGCGGGATAAAGTTATGCGGAATATACTTACCATTTTCCAATTTCCATTCAATTTCAAGTGCGGAAAAACCGTGTCCCACGGCATCCATTAAATCGATAAACAAGTCTTCAAGATTGGGATATTGATAAAATAACTCATCAATCTCGGCTTGCAATTTTTCTTCCTCAGGCGTTGCATTACGTGGCTCAACAATACGCCAGTCTAGCGTTAAAACTGAACGCTTACGTGTCATCATATTGGCGGCAATACTGCTATCTTGTTCTTCAATATCCATGAAAAGTTGATGCTGCGCCTGAATATCGCCGTTTTCGGCATCCTCTAAAATCTGCTTTAATTTTGAAGGCGTAATTTTTGCAGAGGGGTGATCATCTAATACACGCCCCGTTGCAGTTACTTCCGCATCATCGGTTTGTGTTGGCTCTGTTTCATTACCTTTTAAAAAGTTTTTAACCTTATCAATAAATCCCATTTAATCCGCCTTTAATGTTTCCATATTGAATAAAGATCGTCTTCATCTTCGTATTCATCTGATTCAATCTCATTCAGTTGATTTAACCCAATCCACTCAATCGCTGCCGAACTACCCACTGCATTACGCCACAACATTTCCAGCGCATCCGGGCCATCATCATGGTCTGCTTTCGGAAAATGGCGTAACTGGGAAATCAGCGTAGCTTGTGAGCTATGCAACAAAATTAAGCCATTCACCATGTGGGGTTGTAGGCTCTCAATACGCAACATTTTGTCTGTATTTGGTTTAGTTGCCGTCGCTGGAACAGGAATGCCACGTTGTGCCGAGCGCTTAACCAGTTCATCTTTTAAAAATTCCTGAAATTGCACGGTCTCAACAAACCAACGGTGGCATTTGTATTGCTGTTGGAAACGGATCACGTCTTCAATAATTAAATCAGGCAGACGTTTTTTCACTTGCGCTTCGACCACATATAACTTGCCTGTTTCTCGGTGATACCCGCCCACTAAAATAGCGGATGGGTCACGGCTTGCCCCTGCTTTTCCTAAAGAGGGGTCAAGCGCACCGAAATAAATTAAATTTGCTGGCAATTCCGTCCAATAAGTCAAACTATTGGCAAACATCGCATCATCACTGCTTAACGGATCATTTTGATATTCAGAATCAAACGTCGCATGCCCATCACGTGCCCGAATCTTCATCAAGGTTAAAATAGGACGAGCAGCCCAGCTCACCACTGCGCCTTTATCCATTGCCGCTTGATTTTGCGTATAGAAAGCATCAGCCACCGCTTCGCCTTCGTTTAAGTAGAAGTCCTCCCACTTATCCCATAGGCTCATATCATCAGGCTGACGAATTAAGGCTTTAAACTTGGCTGTCTTCCACGCTTTACTCGATAAAGTGCGGTTTAAAACACTGTCGTAATGGAGAATAGTCCCGATATACACCACATCTAACTTATCCCCAGCTGCCCCTAACGGAAGGACGGTTTTCTTCAACCAATCGTGCAATTTGTCACGCTGTTCAGGACTACGCACTTGTTCGTCATTTTCAATATCATCCAGTACCACCAAATCAGGACGATACGCCCCATGGCGTAAACCACGCAATTTCTTGCCGGAACCCGCCACTTGCACTTTTTGATTGGCTTTTGTGATAATGGTTGCCGCTTGCCACACACGCCCTTGTCCTGACATTTCAGGGAAATCAATGCGCAAACGTTGGTTAAATTCCAACTCTACTTTAATGGCTTCCAACATTGGATAGGCTTGGTCGATACTATCCATCACAATCAACGCATAGCGTTTTTTCTGTGTCACAAGACAGTAAAGTGTAAAGAGCTGGGAAACCAAGGTCGATTTAGCTTCACCACGTGGCGCAGCAATGGCTAAATGCACTGATGATGGCTGTTGTAATACTTGTGGCAACTGCTCAAAAAGATAGTTATGCAACTGCGAACGAGAGCTAGAACGCACATAATGCGGAAAGTAATTCGACACAAAAAAGTCATAGCCCGAAACAGGATCTAGCACCTTTTTGCGTCGCTCACTAATGGCAGCAAGAGAATCATCCCATCCCTCAAACTTTGCCTCGACCTTTTGTCGCAAGCTGTCCGAATAGGCTTTTAATTCTGCTAACAATTCTTTACTTTTCATAACTTACTCTAGAAGCCGATAGACAAAAAGCAATAAATAAAAACCATCCCCAACCACTAATACCTTGGCTTAACAATAAGAATGCACAAATAATGGCTGCAAGTGATGGCAACTGAAAAATTAAGAGTTTCATGCTTTAAATTCCTTATCTAAGGTTTTCCCAAACCCATCCAACAAGTCCGCAAACTCATTAATCAGCTCAGGTTTATTGGCTTGTATATAATCCCCAAACATAGTGATGGTCTTTATTGCCGTAGCCATTTCCGACACTTCAGGCAATAATCGCTTACTACTTGCCACCATTTTCGAATAGCTGTCACCCAAACCTTGGATCAGTTTTGCTTTCTCACTCACAGGCAATTCTTCTGCGCGTTTAATCTCATCCATCGTGTTTTCAAAATAAAGCACAAACGCGGTCAGCATGCCGCGCGCCACATCTTCTACTTTGCCACTTGCCATCGTGTTCGCATCACGCACTTTATCCCAATTATCGCCACGAGCTTCGGCTTCACGTTTCCAGCGTCGAGCAGTGTTATAGGACACTTTTGCTTTTTCAGCGGCTAATTCAAGCGTTAAGCAATCAAACACATAATAACGGCGCACATCTGCCTTGGTTTTTTCATCATGTGCCATATTAACTAGCCTCCTAACTTGGCTTTGATTAGCTCAAATCCAACCGATACCAATAAACCGCCTAAACCGCCAACTAAAGCGGATCGCACACCCAATTTAGCCAGGTTGTTCTCTACCTTAGCTAAACGAACATCAATATCATCTACACGCCCATCTAAACGGTCGATTTTATGATTGATTGCACGGGTCAAATCTAAAATATCATCTAGTTTTGCATTTGTTTGTGCGCTTTCGGTTAATTGCTCTAAGCGTTTCCGATCTCTTGCTAACATCATTTATCTGCCTTGTTATCTAATTTTTTCGTAATGGACTGCAATTGCTCAGAAATTGCACCTAATTTATCTAAAATGCTTTGATTAGTACCAGCCAGTTCTTTTGAGACATAATCTCGCTTTACTTCTTTAACTTCGTCATGCAGGCTTTTAAACTCACTGTCTAATTTCTTAAACCACACACCAATAAAGAACACCGCAACAGACACCAACCCATTAAAAATCATCATCCCATTAATGTGCACTTCCATTTTCACCTCGCTGACAAATGGTTCGGTATACATCATTATGCACTTTAATTTGACGCAAGGTTTCAGTCGTATCTTGACGGCTTGCGGAAATCAACGAAAAACCGGCACAACTTGCATTAATCACGGAGATCCCCCGACTTGTGCAACTCATTAATAAGAGTGTCACGGTTAGTATTGCGACTGCTTTCTTCATGTTGTTTTCTTGTTTCATAATGTTTCACCTGCGTATCAGAGACGGCTTTTTCACCCACCAGCTGCTCGTTATCTTTTAATAATCGGTCAATTTCACGCCCTGCACGTTTGAGCTTAAATACCACATAAGCAAAAATAGCCAGTGCAGTACCTGAGCCGATTAAAATCATCTGTAGCGTCATCAAATCCCCCTTGGCCTATCCGTTTGCTCCGGTTCAACATAGACTTCACCGGTAATCGGTTCTTCTAGCTTGGATTGTTTGGCTTGATATGCCATTACAGCGCCCTTAGTTGCAGCTGAGCCACCGCAAAAACAAGCAAAATAAAAAAACAAATCAGTGACCGTAGAACGGTCAAGATAAACAGCATAAATCAGCACACCCGCCATCACCAAAAAGCCGAAAAACTGAATAAATCCCGTTGTACTCGCACGACCATCACTATTGGTAAATAATTCAAAAAACTTATTCATTGACATAATCTCCGCATGATCACTTCAGCTGGAGTTGGTTTCCCACGACTGGCATAACTCCATGCGTTTTTACTGTAAAAGTGCGGTCGATATTTCAAAGGTTTTCGATTGCTTTTAAACCAATTTAAAACACGTTTAAACACGCCTAAAAATTTAAACTTCATTGTCAATTGCTCCATATTTAAGATTACCCGCCACGCGACGCACCCAACCTTTCCCAAAGGTTGCAAAAGTGCCAAGTTTGCAATAAAACTCTAGGCGTTCTGCATTCAAACGCATAATCACATCAGATATCGCCATCTTCTTAATCGCCGCAATGGTCATATTGCCAATAATGCCGTCATCCGCCACATTCACCGCACGTTGCAACATACGGCTTGCATTGCCTAATCCATGGTTTACCGCTGCATCAAAAAACTGGAAAGCCACCGCTTCAGGCATCTTGTCGCATTGATAACGCAACCAAAAGGCGGAGTAGTAGATTTTAAAAGCCTGCTCACGCGTCATTACACGCATATTGCCCTGATAACCGTTTGCCAAAGCTGTGCGTTTAGTAATCCCCCAATTGGTTTCCCCGCCTGGGTCGCGGAGATCATTAACATAACCACCCTCATGCCCAATTAAGCGGTTAAAAATATCTAGAAAAGTTAACGTCGACATAAAAAATACCCTTAATCTATTAATGATTAAGGGTATTGTCTTAAAAGCAGAGTAAAGAGAAGAGAGGAGCGGTTTCAGCACTAAAACAAGGCAAGATTATGGGTTTCTTCAGGATGGCGCACTTGCGCCAAAATCTCCCAACCGCTCCGATCAGAAAGTTGATATTTAGGACAAAGCTCAAGCATTGCCATACGCCCTGATTTATTTAAATGCTGGGTAAGATAATCATAATCGGCTTTAAAACGATAATTACGCAACACACGCAATGCCGTTTGGCAACGAGGAATATACAGCCATTCCCCACGAAAAAACTCTCGTAATTTCACCGCACTTTCCAAACCGATGAGTGCTTTGAGTTTTGGAAAATAATGCACTCCATCAGTAAATCGAAAGGTTGCCCCGCCAAAATTTGTAATAATTTTTTCCACCGCAGCAAAGCCCACCAAATCCACCATCTGCTGCACCGTTTCCGGCAGTAATTCAGCCACATCTTCTAAAGATTCAACCATAAACACCTCCGCAAATTGTTTTACACAATTCTCACACGGAAATTTTAAAAAGGCGGTATTTTTGAAAAAAAAGATAAAAAAATCCCACCGAAGTGGGATTTAGGGTTAATTATTATTCTGGGTCTTTAACAGCTTTCAACAACGTCGCGATTTCCTCCACATGCCAATCCAATGATGCCACAAACACACCTATCATGCCTGCCAGTTGGTTATAGCTTAAGGTGTCGGCGCTGTTGTCGGTGATTTCCAGCAGTTGGCGTAGACATTGTAAACCACCTAAATTGCTACGCATTTCGTCTAATACATATTCGATTTCAAATTGGTTTGCCATAGTTCCCCCTTACGCCAACAAATCCAACTGCACCGCATTTGTTTTTGGTAATGTGGAGGAAAAAAAGCCCAAATTCCGCATTTTAAATGCCATCCATTTCACGCTATCTTTGGTTTTACCTAATAGCGTACCAATTTCACGATAACTTAAGCCCATTTCACGATAGCGTAAAAAGTCTTTCGCTTGTGGGTTTGCTGTTAAAAAGGCTGTTTGCGCAGTGGTAATTAAACGTGCTAATTCATCTGGATTGTTGCGTAAAAATGTAGGAATGGCGAGCATTTGCGCTTGCATTTCAGTAGCTAAAGCAATAGCGTGCTGTTCCATTTTGATAAAATGGCGACGAGCTTGGCGACCAATTTCAGATCGTTCCAGCATACACAGCTCTTTTGCCATATCGAGGGTAATGTGGTATTCCTTGACTTCTTTTTGACGCGAACCAAAGAAACCTGCTTCGGTGATCATTTTTTTATGAACACCGATAAAATCAAGGTTTTCTTCAAATCCATAATCAGAAATACGTTTTTTAATCCAGTCAGAAAAATGCTGTTTACTTTGAAGAAAGTCGTGTAACTCACGTGCATTGATTAATTGAACAGATTGATTTTGAATTGAACCATTAAAGGTTTTGATTGAGAAGTTTGTCATTTTACATTTCCTTTTCGAGGAATTTTCCTATCTTGGCGTTCGGCAGCTCAAAACTGTGAACATGAACAGCGGAGTTATTCCCTTGCGGTATTGTATTCCTCTCACTGCCGAGCATTACAAATAGGGCGGTCGGGAGCCGAAAAGTTGTGTAAAATCAACTGGGCTTATTCCCCTTACGAGTGTTGTATTAACCACACTCCCGACCATTGTTTGATATATTTTGATTTCTTTACCTAAATTTTAGGTAAAAAAATACCACGAAATCACGGTTGTGGCTTCCGTTTTACATTGGGTTTTCGACCCTGATCGCAAAATTAACCTTTTTTTAATCAGAAATCAAGGTTTTTTACCCAATATTATGCAAAAAGTTTTACGATTTTTGTTGATTGCGATCATACACCGCCAACATCTGCACCACCTTTTTCAACTGCCACGGCTGCAACCAATGCACAAAATCCACTTTAAACGAACGTTTCGCAATACCATCAGCATATTCTTTCGGTAAACCATGTTTTGCTAAAAGTGCGGTAATTTTTGCTAAATAAATTTTCTTATCTTCACGTGGTGCCGCACGATTTCCCCAAAAATGACTACTGGATTTAAACCCCTTTTGCACCATAATATTTAACACCTGTTGCAATTCACTTTCCGTCATTTCAGTACAACTTGTTTTCCCCGTTGTGCTTACCAATAATTGACGATAGGTTTCATCATCAAGACCTAATTGGCTTTTTCCAATATGGATTTTAGCGATTAAATTTTTACGCAACATAGTCTTTCTCCTGTTCTGCTTTCCAGGCTTTCCAAACGGCAAATGCAGGCGTATTTTCCACAAATTGCAACTGCCCAATAGAGGCATAACGTTCAATATATTGAATGGCTGCCATACGTTGATCCTCTTCTTGAGCTGCCACGCTTTGCATTTCAGCTTTGCCTTCATTACGCACTACCGCAAACAAGGGTTTCGCCCCTTCATACACTTTCTTCAAATAGTTATGATTCGATAACGCCTGAATATTGCGGGTTTCTCGACGGTTTTTCATCACGGCTTGCACCGTTTCATTCAACGCGTGGGCAAGTAGCGGACTGGGTTGATACATCTCCAGCACATCTTTCATTAATCTCAATGCCCGACCATTAGATAGCGCCGATCTTTCAGGACGAAACAAACCAATATAACTCACCAACGCACGCGCATTACGACCACCCAAATTGGAGATTAACCCCAACATCTCACGCCCCGCATCATCTTCCAACAGCGCATCCAAATGAATGTCACTGTGGCAAATAGGGCACCGACATAGTTTCATTCTTTCGTCTCCTTAGTTACATCAGCAACAGCCCATTTTAAAAATGCTTTGATTGATATTGTTTTCAATGTCGCTTTTAAACCATCTTTAAGCCATTTCATTTCACAATATGTCACACTTTCATTAGCACGATTAACTTTAAAAATACGTCTCCAGCTTACTAAATTGCCTTTATATATTTTTACGTTATTTGATACATAATCATGATCTTCAAGTAAATCGCTTTCTTTTAACATTGTTGCTCCTTTAGTTAATAAAACACATTACTCAGCCCACTTCATCTCACTTATCCCTCTCTTTTGTAAAGAGGGGCTAGGGGAGATTTAAATGGGCTGTAAATGGGTTTTAATAATCTCGTGCCTTTTGCACATCAATCGTAATTTTCCCCACTCCAATCATGTCATCATCTTTCCAACGAATCACATCTGCTAGAGTAATATTCAATCCAAGTTCTCTAAGCTTTTCGGCTTCGGTTCTCGCTTGTTTTTGAAAATGGAACCATTCTTTGAAATCTGCTAAGAATCGTTCAAACTGTTTTTCATCAAGCACTAAAATATCGGTTACATTCTTAAATTCGTAAATTTGTTCACTCATTATCTATTTCCCCTGTAACATTAAAAATTCACTTTGTTTTATTTCTGTTAAACATTCCGGAATTGCCGGGAAGCCATCCCCACCAAAGCCCTCTGATTTAACTGGTATTGAAACGATAAAGTAGTCACTTGCAACACCGCATACAGATACATAACCAGTGCGTGCGCCAAGCACCCAGCAATTAAGTTTTAATTTTCGTAGCATAAAATCATTAAAGCTTGGGTATTGATTTAAAATATCTCTAACGCTTTGGATTTTATCGTTAAATGCCTTACCGGCTTTTGTTCTGCCATTGCCAGTGATGACAACTTTCTCATTTTCAACTATTTCAAATTTATAGGTCTTATCCTCTTTTATTTTGGCAAATTCATCGCTATCTAAACTACAAACAATTCCAAATATATTACTTTCACTTCCTCTCCAGCATTCATAAAATGGGATAGTGTCAAAAATAGCGTCAAGTTTTTTATCTCTGAGCTCTCTATCTTTTCGCCATTGCTCATCTAATGATTTAATAGGCTCAACGCTTAATGCGCATTTAAAATATCTAAATTCAGGTCTCATATTTGCTCCTTTGTTGTTAAAACCTATTATGAATGCCCCTCATCTCATTCCCCTCTTTTGTAAAGAGGGGTTAGGGGAGATTTAATAGGCTGTAAATGGGTTTTACTGGTTTTGCATTAAGTATCGCAACCGTCTTTCATTTAAACTCAACTCACTAGCCCCTCGACGAAATAAACGTGAAGCCTGTGAAAAATCGTCATTGATGAGTAATTCTTTGGCGTTTTCTAACATCTCTAATGTCGCAACCACTTCATCAAGAACGCGGATTTTGACTTCATAAGGTGTCACAGCTTGCTCTGTCATACTTCCTCCCCTTCTATCACTGAATCAATTTCCACCACCATTCCAGTTAAGGGAGGAGCAGTGTTCAAATCACACAACTCAATAGCTTGTTCTAGTGTTTCCGCTTTCATTTTCACTTCAATTACGCCATAAAGGCGCACGATATAATCAGCCATAAATCCTCCTAAAAAGGTCTTCTTAATACTCGTTCACAAAACGCGGCGCGGTGTTTGCACCACTCTCGGTTACGTGCGTTAGGTGCGTTAAGTTCTGCTATCGCCCATTGCTCTTTGGCGTCTTGCAGTTCGCCTCTACGTTCACTGTTTGCCGCTTGTTCACTGTAATATTTAAAGCGATCAAACTTGTTGATGTTTTTGTTCATAAGGTTCTCCTGTTGGTTTAAAGCTCATTATGAATGCCCCTCATCCCATCCCCCTCTTTTGTAAAGAGGGGTTAGGGGAGATTTAAAGGGCATTTAAATAAGTTTTATAAATTCTTAAACATCAAATATGCTAACCACGCATATAGTGCAAAAAGACAAATTACAACGATGCCAGACTCACTCATCTACGCCCCTGCTACATCTAATGCAATCGGCACATATTGATCGCTTTCGCCCACTCGTTCATAAAGTCGCACATAAGCCTTACTACTCACCACTTGCACGCTCTCACTAATTGCTTGCATCGCGTTTTGCCAACGTTCATCCTGAATATCGACACGACGTAATCCCAAAATCCGTGAAGTGTTGAGGTTTCCCTCTTTATCTACATTAAACGCACGTTCAATTAACGCTTTTAATTCAGGGCGAGAGCCTTCGCTCCATTCATTTAAGCACTCATCAATCAACACTTTTGCAGCCTGAATACGTTCATCAAATTGCAAATGGTCATTAATCGCACGTTGGATTTTGTATTTGCCGTCGTAGCTATAAAGTGTGATATTGCCTTTACTACCGCCCACTTTTGCATTGTATTTTTCAGCCGAAAGTTCAATAAACGCCTGAATATCGCCGAAAATGCCATCTTTAAAATTGCGCATCTCCTTATTTAAGGACACGCCTTTTTCCACCCATTCACGCACAAGCACATCACGTGCTTTGTCGATGTCTTTCACCAACTCCGCTGGCGTTAAATTTCCTCTTGCATCACGCCAGTATTCTTTCCCTTCAATCATCTGCTTCATTTAGAGCTCCTCTTTATCTAACTTAATCACCACAAGTCGCTTACCTTTATCACGTTTACATCGGGCGACTGTTGCCGAGCTGTAAATCGTTTTTTCGCTCACATTGAGTTTTTTTGCTAATTCTTCCGCAGTCCCGTCACCCAAATTCTCTTCGCCACGATAGACTGCATAAATTTGCCGACGCGTTGCCATTCCTCCTCCTAGTTCAAATATTTCCGCCAAACCACACGGATACCTTCCACCGTAAATTGCGCTTCTTGGTATCGACCCACATCACGCCCCACGTAATACACATAAGCGCGTTGGTCTTTCTCCAGCTTTTCTGTTACTGCATTATTCATCACACGCACAGTCGGTCTTATCTTCTCAAAGTGCACATTAATCACCGTAAGCCCCATTTCATTTAAGCGTCTCACCGCTTTTTCCACTTGTTCTAAATAAGCCAACATCACGGCATTGTTTTTTTTTAATTGTTTAGTTGTATTGGGTTGTAACATTTTGGTCTCCTTTAGCTAATCAACATCTTGTTATATTCTTCAATCATCTCGTAGGTAATATCGCACTCGTTGAGTTTGGATAACCGCACCACACCGCTCATTAAGTTACTCAACCGACGCGCATTGCCTTTACTAAATTTAATAAAGGCGTCGTTAAATTCCCCTGTGCCGAGCGCGCTTTCCGTTAACATGGCTAAATCTTTATCTGGCAAGGCATTGCCAAAATTATGCGTATTGTTCACTCGACTATATAACTGCGCAAATTCGCCACTTTTCCCACGTAAATTCACCAACAATCTAGGCATACCAGCAAGTACTACACCGATTTGGGTTTTATCATGCAAACGGCGTACAAATTCCAAAGAACGCGTGGAGAGCAACTCTGCTTCATCAATAATCAATAAACGTTCCGAACCATCTAATTTTTCCACTATTTTTTCAAAGACATCATGATTTCCCCCTTGCGCCACAACACCGCAGGTTTCCGCAATCTTGTGTAACAGCACTCTAGGGTTATAGCCTGGATCGGTTTCAATCAACATCGAAGACGGATAACGCACTGCATATTCTTTCAAGGTTGCTGTTTTGCCTAAGCCTGCTGCGCCATACACCACGACAATCTTGCCTTCTGTATGCGCATACTGCATAACGTCCATTGTTTTTCTAGCCGCCAAGGTTGACACAAATTGTCTGTTGTAATGCGTTTTTAAAATCTTCTGATCTTGGCGTGCCAAATACTCCGCCACCTTGTCATCAAGGCGTTGCACATCGCCTGCATATTGATCTTTCAAATAAAGACTAATTGTCCCCACTGACACCGATAACGCTTGCGCAATCTGCTTTTGTGTCATGCCGCTATTGGTCATAAACCGTTGCAATTCTTTGTTTTTCATTTTTAACCTCGTTATAATTCTGTTTTAAACCTACCTAAACCAAGGAGAACCTTATGTCGCAAACTCAACTCGAAGACTTACAGCAACAACTTTCTGCCCTAAACGGTCGGCTTGCTGTACAACAGATTTTAATTCGCTCGCTAATTGTTCAACTTGCCGAGCAGGATCAACTTGCGCTGCTTCAATTTCAGGGCGATTCGCACGATCAGCTTCGTCTTTTGTTACAAAGCACTGATGTGCCTGATTTTGTAGCGACGGATATGAAGGCGTACCTTGATTCATATCTAGAGCCGTTGATTGCGATGCTAAATTTGGGGCAACGCCACTAGGGGTTAAAATCCAAACTGGGAAATCGTTTATTTTCGACCAATCTCTTTTAATCAACGTTTTAGCGCGTTCAAATCGTCTTTTGCTGCGCGCTTTACGTTCTTTTTCAATAAAATTCTTCATCTTGTTCTCCTTATTCATTCACTAACTTTGCCTGTTCCGCTTCCCATTCTTCTTTCTCCGTTAAGTTATGGAAAATCGGCTTAGCTGGGATTTTTTGCTTCACTTTTGGCACTAACACCGCAAAATCTGGCTGATGTTCAATCGTAATAATCGGATTAAGTTCCGCATTAATCTCATCAAGCTGTTCTTGTTTCAATTTCGCGCGGCGTGCATGACGCTCTTGGCGTGTTTTCTCAACATACGGCATTGGGAAGGCATCACGTTTATTGCCATCTAATTCGGCATAACACACAAAAGTGCCGTCTTGCTTTCTCACAATCACTTGGCTTGGATCGTGAATATCAAACATCACTTGCACCTTTTGCCCATCAACATCGAGTAATTTCGCGCTAAAGTAATAATTATTGAAAAGTTGTAACCAACCACGTTGTGCCACACGTAATGTACTTGGGCGGAATAAATCCCTTGCTTCCACTGGCGTAACAAAGACTAAATCATCAGGGTTCATTTTTTCCATCAACTGACGGCGTTTTTGTGCAGGTGTCATACCAATTTCACTATGCACATGCTCGTTGTTGTACCAATCAACCCCAGCTTGAACTGCATCTAAAAACTGATTCCAGCTTGGCAATTTACCCACTGCCCATTGTTGTTTTGGCGTTAGCTGTGTCGCACCTTTACGTTTTGCTTTATCCAGTGAAATCACTGCTGTGCTCACTTGTCGAATAGTGTCGCGGTCTGCCCCTGTGCCGTGATAGGTTTCAAACTGGCGAGCGATACGATATAAAATCGTTTGATGCACCCGCTCAATAATCCCACGCCCTTGTGGATTGCCTGGAATCCCTGTTTGGTGATTAATCCCCAAACGCGGCAACATCCCCGTAATATCCCCATCAAGCATCCAGTTTTTCTCACCACCACCGTTATCTGAGTAATAAATTGCGGGTATGCCGTAGCGTTCCACTCCATAACGCAAGGCATCTGCCACTGCGAGAACGTTTTCCGCCAAACTAGCCGACCAACCCACAATAAAACGGCAAGAGGTATCCATAATTAATGTCACCTCTGGAATAAATGGGCGACCATGTTCAGGATGGGCGACTTTCAATTTCATCGCATGGCCATCACCCACCCACACATCATTCACCTGCAACACGCTCCAATCGCGTTTCACATAAGTGTTAAGGGCTCGGAGTTCAGAACCTGTCTTACGACCAATTTCTTTAATGTGTTTTGGCAATTTCGCCAACGCAGCACGAACTTGGTCAATGCTCGGTTTCATTTCTAAACGTAACGGCTCGTCTGCAAAACGTGCATCCCATTCAGTCGAAAAATAGTGATAGGCTTCTGCCACATTGATGCCATTGGTTTGGCGATATATCGCCAAAAAGTCAGGCAACCACACAATTTCTTCAGCCTTTTTCGCCACCCGTTGCATTGGTGCGAGGGCTTTTAATCGTTCTTCAGGGGTATCTGCCTTTTCATAATCCAACACCCATTGATTCAAAGTGCGGTCAGATAAAGTGCGATTTTTCCCTTTCTTATTATTGGCGGTTTCCACCAATCTCATCAAATCAGAAGAAATGCCACCACGCTTGATTTGTTCACAAAAAAACTTAATCGCCTTGTAACGAGGTTGGGCTTGTTCAAGCTGTGCCACTTGAGCAACTAACGCCATTCTTGCTCCTGCCACTGCACGTTGTTTTTCCGTTAAAGTTTTTAATTCCACCTGACGGAGATCGGCGGGGAGGGATTTGGGTTTAGCTTTAACGATAGAAACTGAATATCGATGACAAAGCTCATTTTGTATTTGCTCTGGTAGTCCTGAAAAAGCATACTCAAACGCTTTAGTTCCTTGTCTTTTACGTTTGATATCCGGTTTATCTTTTACAATCTTGTCTAAGAATTTACGACCGCCACGTTCAGTATTAGGAAAACTATGGCAAGCTGTTAATTCTTGAACTGTAAACCACATATTCATAACCACTCCTTAGCGATTGATATAACGAGATGGCCAAATAGTTCTAGGTTCAACGCCAATAGCACCAGCGATAATCTTTTCTCCTTTAGGGTAACGGCGATCTAAAGCATTATTTAACGTTCTAGAATTAAGACCTGATTGTCGTGACAATGCAGCTAGGGTTGTTCCTTTTTTCTTTAAGGCATAGATAATATCTACCCTTTCCCAATCATTAATCAT